AGTATTTTATTAAATCTGGTCTCACTGTCGCAATATCATTATAACCGGCAAAAAGTTTACCTTTCCCACACACTGGACACCCATGTCCTCGTAACAAATGGTCTGGCCATGCATTCCATTCATATCCATCAACAAGACATCTACACATTATCGTTTCAGAACTTCGAATATATTCTCCAAGAACTTCAATATTCGGATGTATGTCTTTTATCGTTTTAATAAAAGCATTATGCTCTCTTCTACGACTTAAAGATATTAAATTCCGGCTGCATTCTTTACATCCATGGCCTCTTAATAAATTACCTGGTAGTGCACTAAAACAATAACCACATACCGCACATACGCATTCAATTTTCACTTTACTTGAAACATACTTGCCAATTATAATAATACTAGGATTAATTTCCTTCATCTGTTGTACAAAATTATCATGTTTTTTAAAACGACCGCGTTTTGCACACTCTCTACAGCCATCATATGTATGTCTTTTAATTTCGCTAAGAGTAATTTCATAAGGTTCATTATTGCAAAGTATGCATTTAACCATGCCCATATAATCTTTTTTACCATCAACTTTGTATGGTTCAGATACTAATTTAAGCCCCTTAATAATATCACCAATTTTATAATCATCATATTTTTTATTCATCTTTTGTTACCTCCATAACAATATTTCCTCCACTTTCTAAATAACTGTAAGGAAGCAAGGGGTGGAGGCCCCTTGCTTTATCAATTTGAGTAGCTAATTCAAATCTACCTTACAATAACATTATATCACATTCATTTTGTATTGTCAATACCTGGGAATTGTAAAATATTATTCCTGATCACCAGGGACAACAATAGAGAACAATCTCTTTTCCTTGTCGCAGTCGCTAATCTTCAACTAAAGTCGTTAATTTTAGTTAGCACCATTATGTGCATCTTATATTTTCATATAAGGCGAGACTATATCATCACCCATATACATGGGGCATACCACTTCGGATTACTTAACCCTACGGCTTATGCCTAGTCGTTGGTCGTTCCTCTATTCAAGGCTTCGAGGCTGATTGCCCATTATATACGGTGCTTAGGTTTTAACCATACACCATCCAATTAATTTTTTATACTTTCGTAGCATTCGCATTTAAGCATTTTTCATCTTTGTGCTGTAGCTTAATTGGCTTTAGGGGTTTCCAGCGATTCAATATGTTTATTTCAAGCAGCTTACGCTACTAGGGATCTATCATTTAAATCCTGCTGCGCCTTACCAGAAAATGGATGCGCGCCATCTGTGGCAACGTTCCAGTCAAAATCTGGGCTTAACTTAAAGTTGGGGAAAATTACGTATGCGTAAATCGATTATTTTACTTTATTATTTCGCTACAATAATAAAGAACTATTTATATTATTAAAATAGTTTTTCTTGTATTCTCACACAAGTCAAGGTCATATCATTCACCATATTTACATCAGTAAACTTAGGCGGTTCCCACTTCGGAGAGCTATCTCCTAACCGCATTGCAGCGGATGACCGTCGAACCTCCCCCTATTCGGGGATTGGCTGCTGATTTTCCAATTCTTATATTTTTCAAGCATTCACACTCAAGCGTTTTTCATCTTCATGTTGTAGCAATAAGACTATAAGGATCTTCCAGCAATTCAAGAACATACACAATAATGTTTCCAATTATTGCGCTCCAAGTAAGACAAACAATGTTTAGTCATCTTAAAGGTTAGTTTGATCACATACGTCGCAACCTAGAACTTCCATAATAAACTTGCAGCCAACAGGGAAGTTGGTCGCAGAGTTTATAACTTCTACTGCATTTTCGGTTTCATACTCATACATTACAAACATATCAGAGCCAACAGCTACACCAGTAGGTAGAGATAGTGTTTTATCAGCCTCAGTATAAGCAAACGCATCTGCACCAGCAGCAGTCTCCTTTTTATACTTTACACCAAAGGTGCTATCTCCATTAATTGCATAAATCTCAGTAGGAGCAGCAACTGGCTTGTGCTTTAGAACATACTTACCGCCTTCTGCAACAGTGAAACTCTCCATAGCAGGTACAGTTACCTTAGTGCCAGCAGAAGCAATCTTCTTGGCAGTACCAAGCTGCGTAGCCATGAGGTTCATGTCGAATAGAGCGTTTTCAGCAGAGAATTCTGCGCTCTTAGCACGATAGAATGTTGCAATAGGAGTACCTAGTGCGTCAACGGCATCAGTACTCTCAGAAGCGCAATTTAGAGAAGCGTTCTGGATCTGATTAATAGAGAATAGTACACTATCGTCCTTCTGAGAGAGGGCCACGCCTCTAATAATTCTATCTATAACAAAATTATTAATGTCAAACATAATCAATTACCTCCATAAAAATAAATTATTTTTTAATATAATAAAAGAGCCACATCCCACGGCTCCTCCATCCAAGTTAACTATTTGTGTCACGAAGCCAATTAAGCTCCGATTTATTAATTTTCTTAGTGTCAATCATACCAGAGTACATACCCTTCAAAAGTGCATCAGAGTTAACAATAATCTGCAGACGATTCAAATCATCAAACAATTCATAGAAACCCATATTGCGCACATAATCTTTTGTATATCCTTGTCTAACCTTTACGGCAGAAATTAAAGGCAACAAATAAGATTTAAAAGGCTTGTCTTTGGCGTGTAAAATTCTTTGTCTATCTTCTTCAATTAATATTTGCCTAGTTCTTTTATTAGCAGGCTTCTCTATTTTTGGTTTAATATTATGCAATTTTCGAAGATAGTTTACAATCCTGAGATATATCATCTTGTCGATAATAACTCCAGTTTCCTTGTCGGCTAAAACGATTTCTCCATTCTGATTATTCCTAAAAGGTTTCATTTTAGATAGGTCGAGATCACCCAGTAGGATGCCTGTCCTATCTGGTGTTAGGGTTTGAGACAACATAAGGAATAGTTCAAAATCCTCAACTTCTACCCAGTCAAGACCCATATCATCTAACTGACTTTTCATGTCGGACGGAATAGCTGTTAATGTGTATATGGTAGAAAAATACTGTTGTTCGCCATAATCTACTAGCTCTCCAATTCTTGGTTGATGAATTTTAATATAATCATTAATTATATAATCATCTCCAAAATATAAACCAAGCTCATCAACGTCCATACTTATCATACAAATTATCCATCCTTGCTTTGTTCAGCGAATTTGGCTTCTCAGCCTTAAACTGCAATGTCCTGCAATAATAATCAGAATCAACAGCACTCTCCTTATTGGTAATCAATTTAAACTGTAAACCAAAAAGATTTGTCCAATTAAAATCATCTCTCACAAGATACCCTAAAAGATCATGTCTGCTAATTCCGTATTCCGTCTTCATATCATCAAGATGACAGATACAGTGAAATTGAATATACTGCACTTTTAAACATTCATTATAACGATGTTCTTCAATGTCATCGACCGTAAAACATATAAAATTTCGGACAGTATCTTGAGTTTGTGGTATCCTAACAAAATCATAAACATTAGTGTCCAAGAACTCATCTGGACTATCTATATCTATTGCTGGATTGTGTAGTGCCTCAAGTATATCCGTGTCGGCTATTAATGTTTGTTTTATCAATCGTTTCATTTCGATAATATCATCATTAACATTCTGTATATTTCTTTTCATAGACTCGTCACCTCCACAACCAGTGAAGTAGAATTATATTTAGTTTTTGCAGTAATTGTAAATGTTTTACCAATTAAAGAATAATCATTTTTACATTTTACTTTGAAAATGTTACCAGATATAGAAGTTTCAAGTTTACTAGAGTCGCCGTTTACAAAATCAACGCTCCACTCTATATCTTCAGTGCAATCAACAAGTTTCCCATCAATGCGAGATTTTAAAGTAAATTTCTTATAACCGCCACCTGCTTTAACAGTAGGAGAATTAGAACAGGCAATTTCAAGTTCTGATACAGTTGGTTGTTCTTCAGTTTCTTTAATTTCTGGCTCAACCGCAGATTCATAATAATTACCAATCATGAGTTCTGCATTATCCCTGGCTGGATCATACATTTCTTGCACCATTGTAAACTTAGAAATACCATCAGTTGCAGTGTCTTCGATTTTAGTAATTTTCCATGCCAAAGGAGGATATCTATCTACGGAAGATTTCAAAAACTTAGTGTCATAAACAATTGTCTTTGTGTCGTCATTTGTAGGAAGCCACATAACTTCCTGATTTTCAACAGTTTGCATAGTATAATCTAACCATACACCACTGTTGTAAGAATTTTGTTTTCTCGGTGCCCCAAGACACTCAAAAATTCTACGCTTTCCACCAACTTTTGAAACCCATCTATAAGTCCATGTACACTTCAGAATAGAAAACTGATGAAACTGAGTTCTATCATCTTCATGTACAATTAACCACCATTCGGATTCATCCATTTCATTATGTATAGATACATAAGAACCAACTTTAATATCAGGTCTATTTTTCAGGTCTTCCAATCTAAATTGAAGTAAATAAGCTATATTGTCACCCGTGATATTATAATATGATTTTACATTATATTTTGCATAAACTGGAGTGTCGTCATCATCAATTACAGGCAGGCCGCTATCAACCCATTTAACATAAACGGGTTTAGTTGCCGCATCTCGCATCCAAGATGCATCCATAATTCTTTGAGCATTCCTACGTCTTACTTCGCCATCATAACCACCCATAGTGGCCATACGAAGTTTATAACTGTCAAGCATAGAAATCACTCTCCTTAATGCAGTTTACCATACCACATGCGTCAAGCACTGCCTTACGATATTTCTTGTAATCATCCTCGCCTCGTGCATATTCAAGAAGGCTCATAATAGTAATTACTTCTGGCTGAAACCCAGAAATTTTATTGAAACCGCATAGCCGTTGTAGCACTGATTCAAAGTAATTATCAAGATACTCATAAGAATTTTCTTTATATGGTAAAAGTTTATATATAGCGGCCACAAAATATTGTTTTTCTGCCGCTATTTGACTAGGCGGTGCCTCTAAATAAATATTCACTGGAGACACCACCTTAATCATTAAAATAGGAATTGTTGGTGTAAGTATGATAATTGTGCAAGCGATTCATTTCAAGGAGATTCTGTTCTTTCATTGCACGAAGTTCTGCAATATGATTAGCCTGTGAATACACCTTTTCTTCTTTTCCGCCGATAAACTGCAACGTTAATTCGGTAGAATTTAAAATTGGTGTCAACCAGCTATCTACCATACCACAAGCAAGAAGCTCAACCTCCAAATCAGATAAATCTTCTTCAAATTCCTGGGCATCATCATCTCGTTTAGACAGATCATGTTCACATTTCCGTACACGAATTACCGCACTATTTAACCAACTATTCATCATCTCATCAAATGTATGATCATCCAAATCTGCAAGATTAAAGTCTGTACATTTATTTAAAAACTTACCATACACTTTTTCATACGGAGTTGCCATGTAAGGTCACCTCCTAAAATTAAGACAGATATAATTTAAGATCTGTGCCAAGAATTTCATCAATCGCCTTGATCTTAGCCAAACTGTCCAATGAACCATCCAAAATTTTCTCACCAGCAATATTTTTAACCGCCTGTTGAACGCCATTTGGGGCATTCTTAAGCGCAGTCTTAAACTTGCCAAGAGGTAGGTCTAGAATTTTTTCAACATCTACATCAACAATTTTACTATACATATTTTCAAAATCCTTTCCCCACTGAGCAATTAACTCTTCATCTTCAACAATAATTCTTGGCTTGAGAAGGTGTGCTGACCTAATAGACCTAAGTGCCTGTAAGTCTTGATACTCAACTGGAGTAGTATCACCATAATTTGACCAAGAATATAATAGCTTAGACTTTGGACCGACTATAAGCAGCTCTCCGTAAGTAATGCTGCGACAAGTAATTTGCTCGTCTGGGTCATACTTACAGTGAGCCTTAGCAACAGGCTTCTTAACTTCTGTCTCCACAATTTCTTCTGTATGAATTTCCTTTTTTGTTGCCATATTAATTTCTCCTTTTATTCAATATATTCATTTTGTATTATCAATTAAGCAATATTCCAGACACCAAAACGTAGGCCGATCTGAACACCAACGCCAATCTTGAACATATATCTGAAATCATATGTCATATCCTGATTGGTAACATTATCCTGTACCTGGCGCATTTCGGGCTGACCCTCGTTAACAACTTTGACAAACTTGTTGTCACCAACAGGCATGATAAATAGCTGCTTATCATTAACTAGTCTATGAGTGGTATCATTAAGCTTGAAACCTTGCTTAATTTCCACAAGTCTCGTTCCCTCAAAGTACCCTAAGCGACCGGTAGTATAACGCTCCTGCTTCATTTCATCAGAAACCCAATCAATCTTCTGCATACCCTCTAGCTTGCTTAGAGCAGCCTTAGTGCCCATAATAACTACGTCCATACCAGTAGCCATCTGAACATCCTCAATTAGAGTAATAAACGCATCCTTAGTTGCATCACCAAGGTCGCCAGTCTTAACCCACTGGCCAGCGCCGCCAGCACCACCTGGTAGCTCAGAAGCGGCAGATACAAAAGCCTCATAAATAGACTCATTTACGAATCTATCAACAGCTTCGTAAAGCTTAGTTACAAAAGTAGCAAAGTCTTCTAGACCAGTTAGCAGCTTCTCATATTCACTGTAAACAGCAATGCCATACCAAGAGGTAGCGACAGAGAAGGTTGTACCCTTACCTAGTCTCTGACGATCTAGATCCCAATGGTTACCAGAAACCTTGGAAACAGTTAGAATTGTCTCGTCCTCGGTATAGAACACATTCTGATCACCAATGTCAATATTTCTAGTCTCAACAAACTCATTAAAGAAAGGATTGTCCTGCCAACCACTCTGTAGTAGGTTAGGAACAACTTCCTCAATTAGATCAAATAGAACCTGCTGATTCTTTCTAATAGCCTTACGAACTTCTGCCTTACTGGAATTTTCATCACAGCCAATAATCTTCTTAAACATAGCGGTAATCTTAGCATTAGCTTCCTTAATAGTAATGCCATCTTCTAGATTGTCATTAGCAACATCTAGCATTAGCTTGTTAAAAGATGCGAACTTTGCATCATCATTTTCAAAAATTTCGCGAACATGCGCGTCAAAATTCATTAGTTTAGCCATTACCTTTCACCTCCTTAAAATTATAGATGCATTACCTGCAGCTTATACATAATTAGATTGCTGCGGACGATCTTCTTTAGAACCTGAGCACAGAACTGGGTTTCGTCAAGAGCATCGACAACCTTATAAATCTTGCCTGTAGCATCAAAAGTTACATACTTCTTCTCTTCTGGAGCCTTATCAAAAGCAGCCTCTGATAGAGAGAAACGGTCGCCAATACGTAGAGTGTAAGCACGTACACGGTCACCCTTCGCATTATAGAACCTATCCTCGTCCGCATAAGTCTTTAGAGCGGTAAAAGGAACAACTGGGGGATTTAGAAGTAGAAGTGGCTCGTCGCCTGCAGCATAAGCCTTCATGGTCCAAACTTCATCTTCGTACTCATCATTAGCGTATACCCCTCTAGAAACCAATAAACCATTGTCCATATCTTCGGTGATAGCAATAGAATATAGATGACCCCCACCGAAATTTGAACTCAAAATATTTGTTGACTCAGCAACGATGTGAGAGCCTTTAATCATATCTTGTGCCATAAAAAATTCCTCGCTTTCATATATTTTCGATTAAAATTATTTTAAATATAATAAAAACATCCATTGATAAAATGGACGTTTTATCATTAATTTTGTATTGTTATAAATATTTTAAAAACTCATCAAGCCTTTCGATTATATTGTCATCATATCGAATACGCAACAACTGAATATTGTTATCCCTACAATAATTCGTTTTAATGCTGTCATTTCTTTGCACTTCCTGTAAGGCATCTATTCCACCAAATATATCAACCGGCTCAAAATGTTGTATTCCATCAAACTCTATACATATATTTTTATCTGTTAAATAAAAATCGAATGGTAAAAGTTTCTTATATCTGCAACCATCAAAAGTATATTGAGACATAAAATTAACATTTTTGTCACTTAAATATTGTCTAATCATTCTCTCTCCATGTGATTCATTACAAACTGGGCACCCATGCCCTCTCAAAATATGATGTGGATCGGCAAGCCATTCGGCTCCACAAACCTTACACCTGTGTAATATTTGTGTTCTTGCATTAATATAATCACCGAGCACTTCTATATCGTTGTTAATACTATTAACCTCATCAATATATTCTTGTGTTGTTTTGTGATTAAGGCCCACACATTTTGGACACCCACAACCTTCCAATAAATTTGCAGGAGTCGGCTCCCATATATAACCGTCAACCTTACAATAACACAATATTTTAGCATTAATGCCGCAATATTTTCCAATCACTTTTATGTTTGGATTTATATTAGATAATTTATTTTTAAAAGAATCTGTCACTTCTTTTTCGTAACATAACGGGCATACAGCGTTATTTAGCATGCTAATCGGTGTGGCCATCCATTCATAATTATCAATCTTACACCTGTGTAAAATTTTCTTTTGAAGTCCTAAAAAATTTTCTATAATTTCAATATTTGAATTTAAATCAAATAGCCTACTCTTATATTCTTCTGTTGTCATCGCTCTGGAATTACGCACTGCACATTCCGGGCAACCTTTATCCTTCAAAATATTCGCAGGAGTTGCACACCACTCATAACCATCTACTCTGCATCTATGTAAAATTTTTGTATTATTATTTACATATACTCCTACAACTTCAATATCAGAATTGAGTTGAAAGACTTGCTTAACATATTCATTATGTGTTTTAGACCTAGTAACCGAGCTACTTTTCCTCCCACACATTGGACATCCTCTATTGTGCAATATATGGCCAGGCGTGACGTACCATTCGTAGCCATCAACTTTACATCGATGTAATATCTTAGTGCTAACATCAATGTATGTGCCAATAACTTCAATATTAGAATTAACTTTTTCAACCTCGACAGCATATTCTTCATGTGTTTTTCTTTTCATAACAATACTTCCTTTCAACAATCAAACTTCAAAATCAAATAGCTTTATCACCATATTTTCTTTTTTTCCAATCCATAAACAAAGCTTCGTGTCTATCATCTCTTGGAAATTGGTAGTACGTATCTCCTTTAGAGCCTTTACCAATATTAATTAGCAACGCTCCATTTTGAATAAAATACAAAGCCTGTTCAGGATTATAAATATAAAAGAACTTATCCATTTTCAACAATCACTTCCTCATTCATTTCGTACTGTCTAAACCAGACATATTATACCATATAATACCAATTATGTCGAGTATTATTCGCTAAAAAGTCCAGAATAAGCTTCCTTTTTAGCATCTGGTTTTGCGTTAAAATTAATACCAACAGAGCGTTTCTTTTCGGGCTTATTAGCATCAAAGCTAAACTTTTTCTTCATAGATGCGGCAAATAGAAGATCTGCCTTCACCTTAATTTCCTCAACAGAATATTTATCCATCTCAGAAACTAGCGTCTTAAACTCGTCAGAATCTGCAATCTCGGCATATTCCGCGCTGCTAAGAACAGCTTCCTTTTGTGCTTTTAGCACAGATGCGTCATAATTGTCTTTGAATACCTTAAGTTCATTATATTTAGACTCTAACAGCGCATAATCCTCTCGCATCTTTTCAATGGCAATTTTTTCAGACTCTGTAACAATCAATTCAAATACTTCCTGTCTATCACCATCAAGTGCGACATTCTCACCATCAACAGAATAACCAAGCTTATAAATTTTCCTGCTGTCCCAGCCCTCTATATAAAAATAGTTATCATACACATCTCTGATGTAATAATAATCATTATCTAGCTCGTCAAATTGTCCAATTAAATTATAAAGCGCACAACGTATATCATCATGAGACAATTCTACAGCAAAATTTTTGGTAAACTTTTCTTCAGCCTGGGCTTCATCCTGATTTTCATCACCATCTTCAGAAGCAGAAGTTTCTTCAATGGTGGACTCCTCTTCAGAATGAACTTCCTCTGTAATTACAGTTTCATCAACATTAACTTCTTCAACTTGATTTTCAAGATCCTCATTTACAACAACATTTTCAATGCCATCCATCTCTTCGTCTCCTCCTTCCTCTGAATTTGATTTATTGAAACTTGATAAAGTTACATTCAACTTCTCAAGGGTTTCAATCAATTTATCTTGATGATTAAATACTGGCTCTTTATGACAAAAATCTGTAATATCAGCTCTTGCCCCAAGCATACCTTCACCTATTTCATTTCCTTCTTCGTCCGATCCTAACAAACTCGTCGCTCCAAAGTAGAAATCAGTCAAATCAAGATATCTTTCTTTAGCATTATAAGAAAGCTCATTAATAACTAGTTCACAACTAACTTTAGTGCCATTTTTTCTACGAATAATATCCGCAGCGCTGGTGTATTCCTCTGGAATAACCGCATAAGCATTAACATATGTTTTATCCATCTCTTCATCATACTGAAGATACGGCTCTTCTGCGGTGAAACAGCCAACTTGCTTTTCTAAATAATTAATTTTCTCATCGCCATTTTTATCTTCGACAATCTCTATATTATGTGCATAAAAATCTTCCTCTCCATTAGGAAGCGTATGAATATATGCCAAAATTGGTCTGTATTTTAAAGATGGCATAGCTTTCTCCATATTTTCTTTAGAAATATGAGATCCATTGCGGTTAGTATCAATATGTGCGACTTTAAGTTTAAGTTTTAACATACCTGGCATATCATTTTCTGATTCTTCAAAATTTCCAGGCATGGATACAACAATTGGCTCGCCAGATTCTTTAGAACTAAAATTAAAAGATTTATTTTGTTCAACAAAAAACCTATATAAACTATCAAGAGTCATAATTTTCTTAGTCATATTTGTCCTCCTTCCCTTATAGAATTTCGGACGTGCGTCCATATATTAGAAAACGAGCCTATCTGTATAGGCTAATTTTTTAATATCAATTTCTTCAAAATTAAGTTTTACTTTATCGTTATTAATAAACGTATATGTATTATTGATATTTGACACCATATAAAACCCATGAGCAAGTAGGTAGGTGCTCACGGTTTTGTCTTGTGTAATAATAAAATTTTTTTTAGACATCGTGATACCTCCTTTATAAACATAATTTAATTATCATTTTTATTTCCGTCACGTGTCGCTTCGCCTTCATCAGATAATGGTGCATCAGACTCTGGCCTGCCATCAGAACCATCACCATTTTCAGATAGTCCAGCACTTTGCACATTGCTTGAAACAAGCGGAGTTGCCCATGACATAGTTCCAATTCCAAGGGCATTTTCTATAAAAGACATTCCACGTTCTTTTACCGGGTTCACATTAGTTAAAGATGCCAATTCAAGTTTAACTGGAACACTATATTGTGCAAGTTTCAATAGCTTATCCACTCTATCATCAATAAAATATGGAGAAATATCACTGTATTCAACAATCATACCAGTTTCTCCAAGATGATTTAAAATCCATAGATTTTGCCACGCATTAATCTGCTCTATAGGAGCCATCGCATCCATAGAGTCAAATTGAAGTGCCAATTTAAAACTTGTACTATTAGTAATTTTATTTTGATTTAGAACAATACCACCATTAGCATTAATAATATTTTCATAAGCTTTAGAAATAATATTAACATCATTAGCATTATTGCTATTAAAATCTATACTATCAAGTTTCATTGGAGACATTGCTAAAGCAACGTTATCTGGAACAGCAGACTGTAATTTCTGATAAAATGAATTTGCTAAATCAAGATCAATTTCAAAATCATCAACATCTTTTGTACCAGAAATTGTATCAATTTTTGCATAAATAAGTTTATATGCCTCTAATTTATCCTTTAAATCTTGAACCGCCTGCAAATCTGCAAGACTAATAATCCCATCAAATAATCCAGAAAGTGGCGGAACTGGATAATCTAAGTTATCTATGTTAATCTTTAAACAGAACGTATTCTCAATAGGAAGCTCCGCCCATCTCTGCGTGTTATCACTTTTATATTTATTATACAATTTCTTAAAAATAGGGTCGTATACATCTAAATAATAAGAATTTGTACCAGAATCAAAGAATGAGCAATCAAACGCGAAATTTAGCACACCTCTGTAATACTGCTGACTTGAAATTTTACAATAATCCGGGTCAAGCAAATGTATAAAAAACGTTCCATCTTTTTCGGGGTCGCCATAACAGAATCCGTACACAACGTCGTTCTTCCAAGCCTGAAGCATACACTTCAAAATCTGACTTTTCATATCCATATTACGTACATACTTTGTAACACGCTCATAATTCTGTAATACACTATTCTGGTCAGGATCTTCTGTAAGTGGAATATCTGGATATACCGTCCACGACTTGCAATTAATTTGATATGCTTTAAAATTAATTAACCTTCTATATACATGAGATACCGTATATAAATAATTCGAAAGTTTCCTGAGCTGTTTCTGGTTTGATTCACTTGCAGGATTCTTCAAATATGTACGTAAGCTGTCTCTAGAATACGTAGTGTATGTAATATTTTTATTTTTTGTCAAGTCAATAAGACTAAGCACGTCCTTCACAGCGGCAAACGCAGCTCTATTCTTTTCCTCACGACTTAACGTTTCAATACGTTCCTTGTCTGTTAATTCTTTTGCCAAACTATTCACCGCCTTTCTTATCCGAATAATTTCTCTAATGGTTTTCCAGGATTAACTTGTAATTTTGATAATATATCTATTGCACTTGGTTTTTTACGAGAACGTACATTTTCAAGACGCTTCTCAGATAACCACCATGCACATAAAGCCATTGTATACGAACGGTCATCATGGAGCTTATTCGCCTTCTCTGGTGTTAATTCAAAAGAATCCTTGCCAGAGTCTCTCTTTTTGCGCACCATATTTACCATTTCTTCCTTAAGAGCATCAATATTGGCTAATGCAATTTCTTGGAATTGGTCAAGCTTAATAACCTTCGTACTCACACAAGAGGTATGAACCAATTCTTCTTCAAGCTTTTTAGAAAATTCGTCTCCTTTAAATCCTTTAGATTGAAGATCTTCAGAGATACGTTTCCTTTCTTTTTCAAGCTTCTTTTCATCAGCTTCGAAAACTGTTAAATACCCTTTATTATCATAATCTGCTGTAAAACTAATGGCATCAATATCCAACATTTCAATTAATGCCTCATAGATAATAGATTTATATTGCGCTGGCGACACAAGACGCAATTTGTTAATTGCATTTGGATAACGCCCAGCATACTCTTCGCTATATTCTTTGTCAATTAGGCCACGATGTGATTTTCCTTTTTTATCAACCCAATCTTCCATAAGAAAATCCGCAATATTAACGCCGCCACCACCGCTACCTGCGTCAATTAAAACGCACTCAATGTTTTCATAATCTGGTACGTCTCCATTATAATCAAGAATAAGCTGTTTTAAATATTCAATCTGATCAGGAGTTCTCATTGGGCTCTTAATTCTTTTACCAACATCCAACAAATTAACACAATTAACAATACGTCCCTTATATATACTATCCTCGGTTTGATAAATTTCCATTACAAGAATAACAGAATTATCTCGACTTCTCGCTGGGTCATAAGCTATAACAAATTTTTTCTTACCAGTGTCATTGTATAAAAGTGGCGCACGAGTTTCACTATTTCTAGCAATGGTTCCACGCTTAATAATTGCATTCAATCCTGCGTCAGATGTAAACTCACAATAATATTCTCTACGCGCTTTTTCTGAGTTTGTTGCCATTTCTGTTTCAACAGTGCTTTTCATCAAAAGTGGGGCAATTGTTTTTCCATGCATTGTTGGTTTAAAAACAACCTCGCAATCAATATGCGCAACAAAATAATCAGGATCTCCAATTAATTGTCGTTTCGCAAATTCTCTATACAATCTATAAAACTCAGTATCTGTACTAGACGCTGAACTGATATAAAACTTTTGATTCGGCACATTTGTTGGAAATGTTCTTAAACGAATTGGATCAATCAAATTTCCATCACGATCTTTACCTGTTTTGAAACTTTTATTAACAATAGCAAAAGCACCATATACTTTCATCATTTCTGCAGACAAGAATCCAGACTCATCAAAAATTACACTGCCTCTAAATCCACGCTTTGAATCTATATTCGAGTTCAATGTTTGAGTCTTTGATCCATTATATAAAGAATATGTAAAGCCATTACTAGAATGGCTGAATCCATCTCCCGCTGCATTTTTAATCTCAACTTCATTCTTAAAAATATATCCAGTTGACCCTACCATTTCATCAATGTTATCATTCGCCAATCTCTCTAAAGTAGTAAATGTTTGCTCTGCCTGTCCACCAGATCCACTAGCAATATAAGACCAATAGTTATTAAATAACATCCCTTTTGACATCAAAATCAAGTCGATAACTGTGCTCTTACCCCAACCTCTCGTCGCAACCACAAGAACATTAGGGCAATTCCATGACCTTTGAACTACCCATGCCTGCGCATCCAATAATTCAATACCAAAAAAATCGCTAATAAACTTAACAGGGTTACACTGATAATATTTCTGTAACTCTGATATTTTTATCAACGATTCTATTTTTCTTGTGGACATTGCATATGTACCTGGCCTCACATATACAACATTACTGCCATTAAACATTTTTATAAGGTCAACATTATTTGTATCCTCAATAATTTTTATAGTATAATTATTCGGAATCATGGTCATTAATATCACCATCTTCCTCATTATATTCATTTTCATCTTCAACAATTGCACTAAATGGAGAAAATAATTCTTCTAGACTTATTAAATTTTCATTATCCAACATATCATTTTCATTAAGCACATCTCTTAAATCCAAATTTTCTCTTAACAAAATCCTAGTAATTTCCTTATAACTGTCTCGTTCTGTAGACAACTGCGTTACAAGCCTCCTTTGCTCTGCAACAATATCAGAATACTCAGATTCATCAAGCGATAACTGCTTTAAAATAGAAGCATTACTAAGATCCATAACTTGCTGCATACCCTTGCATGTCATAAGATCAAAACCATTAACCTCTCCTTCACGAAGGTTTAGCTCTTTAATTTTTTTAATCTTGCCAGTCCATGTGTTTTCACCTTTACTAGCATTCTTATTATGTTTTAAACTTAAACAGCTCTGCTCTGCAAGTTGAGAAATGGTAGCACTAATATTCTTTTTTGCATCAAGCAATGTTTTCATTTCAGAAGCATTTGCATTAGTATTGGCCATAACTTTAGCTAATTTATCATCGAGTTTTGCCTGCTGTAAAAAACCACGAACAATAGTAATAGCAGAAGAGGTGCGCATCATGTCATCATTGCCATCTCCACCTGCATCCAAATATCCAATCAACTGAGAATACAACAACGGCTGATCTTCTAATTTTTCTCCTTCAAACGGATCATAACCAAGTAACCTAATTACGTCCTTTCTGTTTTTATCAAACTCGCCATTAACTTCTTGACTTGCTATTAATGTTTGTGCAGCCTCATCCTTGCCACTTTCGAGTGCGGCAACCTGTTTAGCATCTTCGACAAATGTATTAAAAATATCTCCATCACGCCAACGCATTCCACGATATTGCGGCATACTAACATTTTTAATATATGCATCCCAAATTGTAGTTCTGCGAACTTGACTTTCTTGGTTAGCCCATTCTGCATAACTGGAATCCCATAAATTGCTTAAAAACGGGCGATCAATATATTCGAGGGCATCCATAACTGACTTTTTAGTACAAGCCCCAAATTCTTGTCTATTATCATCCCATGCTAATGCTATTCTCTTAACACAATCTTTACACATAGTGGTAATCCCTGTCAAAACCTTTGGATCTGTAGAAACATAAAATTCTTTTATTTTCTTTTCTTTTAAGCAATATGGGCATAAATATCTCTTATCATCTGCGGCAGTTTTCTTTTTCGCCGCAGATTTTTTACCTGCGTTTCTTGTAGCCATATACAACCACCGCCTTTCTTAATTATTCATATACGAAAAAGAAGCCCAAGTTACTGAGCTTCCTTTTCCTTAGCGGCTTTAGCCTCTGCAATTTCCTTGTTGATACGAGAAAACTCTCTTTCAAAAACCTCATCATTTTTAAAAACCAGAATTGTCTTATCTGGATTGGATTTATCCGCCTTGCAATCAATCACTGTACAACCCGCTCTAAGACACGCTCTCGCAACGCCCATATTAAATACAAGACGAGCTTCTTTCTTATTTGTATTTTCCATAATTATTTATTCTCCCTTATATTTTTTGTATATTGAAAATGGCGAGGAAATTCCCCGCCGTAGGTGGTACCCGGATGTATTACACATCAGCCCAATATTAAATTATATAGCTAATTCGTCTTTGAATCTAAAAACAAATCCATGAGTATATGGTCTTTTATAGTTACACACTTTCGAGATCATTTTATGTCCAATCCCAGTTATTCTTTCGGCATCTCTTGCAGATAAATATTCTGCAATAAAATTCATATCTAAATCATATTGTATAACCGATTTTGTAGGTGGTCTATATCTTGTTGCGTTTGGAAAAATAATATTTTTTGTCAAATCCTTCCATATACGTTTAGCCCGAATGTCTTTAATTGTATTTACAGAAATTCCATAATCATTTGCGATGTCTTTATCAAATTCAGAATTTAACATTCTCTCTATAATATTTTCAACGTCATCTTTGCTTAATTTAATTGATGGTTTATTTCTTTTAATAAAGTTCATATCTTTTGTAAGTTCAACATATGAAGTTTTTTCATATATCCCATATATAGTACAGGCACTTACATTAAACATTTCCGCTATATTAACTATTGGAATATCAGTATTTACAAGATAATCGCAAACATCAACGAATTGTTCAAGCGAAAATCCACGTTTGCAATTTTGCAAATCTTCAATTGTGGTGTAATGGGTAGGAGTTTTTGAATTTATTTTATTATGATTATAAACACATATACCGTTAGCAACATAACAATCTATCCAATATTGCTCTCTTTCAAAGATATAATCTCTATCTCCAACAACACTTTCTATAATTAAAAAATCAAAATTATCTTGTCCGTACTTATTCCACGCATTTTGCAAATGCAAATTATGATGTCTATCATTGTATAAATCCCAAACATGTTGCCTCCATCTTCCATATATATCTACAGAAGAACCAATATATACACTACAATTTGCTAAATTCTTAATTAAATACACACCTGAAATAACTTCTCCACTAAATCTAAAAAACTTTTTTGACATAACAATAACCTCCAACATATTTCAATTCAAATAAAAAACAACCTACTTTTCAGCAGACCATTGATTCAGTAAGTTATTTAATTGTTCTGTTCGAATATAAACCCAAAACATAGTTTTACTATTTGGATTTAAAGCACATAGCTCATACTTCAACCCATTTTTATATAAAAAATTTCTTAAATTCAAACTATAACAGCAATATAACTTATCCATCTTGTACCTCATTCATTTGTGCTGTCTAATTTAAAATAAACTTTTCAGTTCCAACGCAACCATATTTTTTGTCAAAAATAAACATCTTACAAGCCGCTTTTGAACTTTTACCCAATTTATTGAACGCATAAGGATCTGTTCCCTGAAATGACGGACATACTAATAGCTCCGTATCATGGCTGTCATGTTCATTGCCAGAAATAATTCTATCATTATGAAAATGGCCAATAAACACATAATCAATTAACTTTCTATGTTTAACACTCAAATCTTTAAGTGCCGTTTCTAAATTTTTAATTGTATGACCATGCATAGCCATAACATTAAAATTATAAATCGGAACCTCAATATAATCATATCCATCATTCAGATGCACAGACACTCTAGTATTGTATTTAAGCATATCTGCAATATAATGACCAATTACATACTCCATATCCTCATGAACAAGTTCATTTGCCTTCGACCCAATTGGACGAGATTGTGAGTGATTTGACGTTGGAGTGTGGTAATAATCTATATAGCAATATGCTGACAATTCATTCAAAAAATTGGCAATTAACCTAGCCACGGTTACGGTTGCTTCAACAACAGGAACTTCATTCAATTTCAAATCTGTCAAACGCAAGATCCCCTGAATTGTATCAGCCAACTCAACAATATAAAACTTACTAATGTTATTAAATTGTATATATTCAACAAGCATATCAAGCAATTTATTGAATCTTTCTTCGCAGATTGATAGTGAATACTCATTTGTTTCAATCTCGAAGTTGGCCCCAGCTTGAATATCTGCAATTGTTAGCACATATTCCCTGCTATAATCTATAAGATAATCACTATTTCCAGCAATAACTTTGGGCATTGTAAGGGTTTGAATAGCATCTCGAATATTCTCATAGAATAATTCCTCTCTACTATCAAACCTTAAGCTCCTATTGGCTTCAACTTTAGTCGCATATAACTTCTGACGTTCCTTCTCCAGCTCATACTTTGCCTTCTTTATCTCTTCAAGATATTTGTCTTCACCAATAATCTTATCCGAATTTGCCTCAAAAACATTCTTAAATGCCGCCCATGTTTTTCTATATGCGGATTCGGTTTTATTGCATCCAAACTCGTCATTAAAAATTTGCGCCATCTGTGGCCAAGTAAAGCCAAGAGAGTCTTTCATTTGACACACCCTATAAAAGTATTCATTATCACTTTCTCCCTGCATTCTTTTTAAATTATCATCCATATTTATCACCATCACTTCTTTTTACTTCTCTTTTTCTTTTTGTTAATTTTCTTTCTAAATGCTGGACTAAATTTTGCATATGGAATGAATTTTGCAGGTGTTATAACTTTTTCTTGTGTTCTTGGGTCTCGCACCTCATGCTCTGGAGAGTATCTACCGCCAAATACAAATCCAAGAGAAAGACGAATTTCTGACGGATTATCTTCTGTGGCTGTACTCATATTACTAACGATTATTTCATCGAGCGCATCTAAAACCGTAGTCATGTTGTGAATATAAAAGCCTGTTTTTTCAGCTAGTAACCTCGATAATTCATATTTTGTTAACACTCTTTCCATATCTTTTTGTCCCTTCTTAGCTACCATTATTCGTAGTCCTCGTCGTAATTAACACCAAACTTTACCATCCTATCTGCAAAATCAGAAAGTAGCTCACTAAAATTAATAAGCTCGCCGGTATCTACATTTTCAATGCTTACAATACCATTCTCAATATTCAAAATACCATTTGCATTAAGTGCAAACTTCTTAGTAATCGCTGCTTTTGCCATAATTTTGTACCTCCATGCTGTCATTCATTTTGTATTGTCAGGCGATATATTAATATTCCACATACCGCCCAACAAATCCTGCTTAATTTATGTTAAATTTATAATAAATCACTCAATCAATTCGTCTGCATGTCTACTGATCCAACCTCTATGATTAATAGTCAAATGGCATACTATGGACCTTTCTTCTCCCTCAAAATGCTTAATGTATCTAATGAATCCACTTTCAGACGGATTTGGAAGGTCACACTGTAAGTCATGCCCAATTACAACAACTTTAGAATTATCACAAACTCTCGTTAATGTCTTTTTCAACTGGGGCGTCATATAATTCTGGGCCTCGTCTAACAATATTACCTTACCGTCTAAGTTTGTGCCACGAAGATATGTGTCTGTAATACAAGTAATGTATCCAGTGCCATTCTTTTGATTTACCATGCTTTCATCATTAATTGCAGTATTGGGATTAATATTGCAATTAATCAAAGCCTGATAAAATGCCTCAAAATAAACAGAGCTCTTTTCAGTAATAGAACCAGGAAGCCATCCCTGCTTACGTTCACCATAAGGTGCCATGATATATACAATGCCATCATAAAATCCATACTGGACAAGAAGGTTAGCAACCCCTGTTGCCACAGTTGTTTTTCCGCAACCAGATTTTGCATTACACCATATAATATCATAATCTGGACTCCAAATAGCATTAGCAAACTTCAACTGTTCGGGATCCAACTTCATTCCATAAAAATTGGTATTATCTATAGCTCTTGGAGCTTCACCATAGTATTCCTGTTGAACTTTTTTCTTAGCCGCCATATGCTACCTCCGTATTAAAATAGTTCATCTAAACTCTCAACAATTTTATCAATAACGCCATTTTCTAGCGCCTCATCCTCATCCATAAACCAATCAACTGTTGCCTTTCGCTTAAAAATCTTCGAGTCAATTTTTGTCTTACTCATTAAATGGTCAACAGTTTTCTTCGAAAGCTTATCAAAGTACTTCTTTGTAGATTCTACTTGATCTGCCTGTCCAGAATATGCACATGAACCTGAATGTACCATAACATGAGAACCTTTAAGTCCAAGTCTAACATGGCCAGATGCAAGAATCTCCGCTGCAGCACTATATGCCGTGCAATAATTGATAGTCCATACTGGCGTTTTGCTAATTTCAATCATGTTAATAATACTCCACATAAACACAGCATCCCCGCCACAACTATCAATAAAGATCTTAATTGGCCGTCTCTCTTGTATTGGAATATCCTTGTCATCTTTGTTGCAGCGCAAAATCATTTCAATTAAGTCTTGAGCACAATCTTCAACACCATCGTTTAGCCAAAAAATCCTATCTTGTTCATCTCTATAGAGATTTCTTAAAGTTGGGTCAGGTAACTGTAAATTCGCTACACTTTCTGGTACTCCGATTAATACATTGTTTAGCATATTATCCATATTTGTTGTTCCTCGCTTTCATTGATTCTGTATAAAATTAATAGGGAATATCTATGCAATATTCCCTTTTCAATATATGTATTTTTGATGGCAATAACAAAAATATTAATAAAATGCTATTCATTTTGTACTGTCTACTTATATTTGCGCCCTACTGAATTTTCTTTTTTGACTGATAATATCTATAATTTTGATCACTTTTTAACTTTTTAAGATGCGTATCTCTACATATTACACACCTACATGTTTCTGTATCCATATAACTATTCAAATAAACTTCTTCACCACAATCAACACATATAATCTTCTTTGGCTTGTAGTCTAACGTATATTCGTCTTTATCTTTATACTTCGGCTCATATTTTGGAGCACACGTTCTACAATATAACGAATTATTATTTTGCTCATTCATATTAATGTTTTTGCCAATAACATTACCTCTAACTTTAAATAACTTACCGCAGTTCTTACATTTCTTGTATCCTCCACCATTTTTCCAATTTAAATAAGTAAATGCAAGCTCATAATAACTTGATTCATCAAGCTCTAGCACTACAGGGTCATTTTCATCATTAGAAATATAATCAATGCGTTTACTCGTATCGTCATTCTTGTAATTCAAGTGAATAAGTGCCGCTGGTTCTCCATTAATTAACTCATTAATGAAATAATCTCTTTCTTTTGATGGAATAGTAACATGTGCCATCTTGAACACGGTAATATCACTTTCATTCTCCCAATGTGTCGGTTCCCTACGAGACATATCCATGAACTTAGCAATTGCTAAATAACAAAATAATAATTTTTCTTTCTTAATATCGTTGAAGGACACGATATATTCCAATTCACTTTTTCTGATTTTTATAGTGTCTACAATATTTCTCCATGGCATATCTTTCATTTTCTTAATATAACTCTTTATAGTCTTTGCATACGCGGATAGGTGAAACATATTTGTCCTTTTATTCATCCAATCCTCAACATAGGCAATAATCACTTGTTCGTCTGTTGAGATGTTATAATATGCGTCCCAAATTAAATTAAATAGAATAGATGGAATAGTTGCCTTGTTAACTGGGGCATCTAATGCCACATCGATTCTTCTTCTTGTGTTAAAATAATAATTAAACTTCTCCATGGCTTTCTCCCCCAACATAAATATTTTTCATTTTAAATTTCTTACGGCAGCAACTAAACTCATCATCATCTTCAATAACTGCCTCTGGATACTCTATTATGTAATTTGCTTTGTACAATAAATTATCTACAATTACATCTCCGCACATATCCCAAACGACACCTTTAGCATTCGGCTTATCATATAACAAGTCAATTAATATATCACAAAGCACTTTCTCGTTAGAGCATACCTCGTAAAATCTACCCTTAAAAATCAAATCAATAATTGATTTATCTGCTGCACCATCCTCTTCCTCAGTTACCTCGTCAGTTTTTGTCTTTTTAACAAGATTAACAATACTTGCTTTATATTCATCGTAAACATCTCTCACCTTATAAAAATCAACGCCACTATACTCAACGCCAGATTTTATAAGTTCCTTATCAAATTTTACTTGCGGTAAACAATTAAAATCATTAAATTTCTTGTCAACAGCCCATGCAATACGATTTACAGTACCTGGGGACATATCAACTGGGCATCTATTATAAAAAATCTCACGTTCTTTTAATAGCTCGTCCGTCAAATTCTCACTTGTAAGCAGTTCATCTAACGAAATATGATATTTTTGCTTAAGCTTTGAGTCAACCCTTTTCACATAGCTGTCGTACTGTGTTTTTGTGGTGTTATATCTATAAATAAAGAAAAATGGCTTTCTATAAGCACAAATTCTCTTATTAAACTCCTTTTCAAGCGTAATTTCATCACTATCTTGAGCATTTGGCAGACATTGAGATAAATTATTCCATTGCGTATTCATTGGAGTCATCTTAATTCCTTTTACAGAATCAATACTTAGCTGCTGAAAATGTTGAATACAGATAGTTCTATACTCCAATTCGTCCCATTCTTTACTACCCATTTCAAATTTTGACTGTAAGTTTAACATACTAGTACCAATGTTAGTGATAGATCCGACCTTGTTCTTAAATCCTCGTTTATTACTTGCTGCAATATTTTCTTCTGTAGGAAGTATCTTTGGAGCTTTTCTCTGCTGACAGTCAAGTGCGGGCAGCAACCTGTGCTTTTCAACAAGAATTTTACTGTTCGTAGTAAAAATTATGTCTCCATCTTCATCGCAGCCAGATTCAGCTATGCGTAAAGTATCCCATGAATTAAGAATGATACAATCTTTTATATACCTAAACCAGTAATCCGCACTAGCAGAATATTTAATTTTTTGCTTCACTATGTTGAAATGAGCACACATTGGGGCTCTCATGCACACAACTTCTGAAACATGTTTGTCTCTCCAAAATTTATGATAAATCTCACCAGCGCCCAACAAACCTTGAACTTTTAATCCAAAAATATCTTCACACATTGCATATGGATCACCAGAAATAAGAGCAAAATTACCAGAAACGTCAATTGTTGAAATCTTGGCAAGCCGAATTTTCTTACGAATCATACGCTCAATTCTTGAACGAACATATGGATCATTAATTAACTCTCTATTTATCATTAAAGCACGCGCAATTACATCAGATTTCATAACATTTTTATCATTCAACCCCGTCCCAGCAAGATAAACAATTGATTTTCTTGGATCAAGCGCAATAATATCTTGGATTTCTTCAACGGTGGGTGAGATTAACTCATCAATATCCTCGTCACTCAAATAATAACTTTGAGTAAACTGATAATTCAAATTTCTACTCTCATCAAGCTCTTCGGACACCTTTGTAAGCCTAAAATCATACCCATGTTTAATACAATTTTCATAATACGACTCATAACTATCATATGCATCCCATAATTTTAACTGACTTGTGGTAATAATTACGTCTGCATCCATTACGTTACGCTCTTGCCCCCATGCGTCAATCACTGTAGTTTTATTAGCAATAGTTTTTGCAAATTCCTTAAAATCAAACGTGAATAACATTCCCTTTAAAAATGCACAACGTGCGCACACACCAGAAGAAATTTCGTCAAGTCCAATAGCTTCTTTTGTGATTTTTTGGCTATATTCTGGAGTCATAATTCCACAACCATCATTTATTTCAATTTCAATGCTCTTACCTTTGACTTCGCGCACAATTGGATCATTAGAGTTAATCCCGTCGCTAACCTCAATAACATCTGCATCGAATGAAGTATTTGTCCCCCTAACAACAATCATTTTAGGCCAAGAAACTGCATTAGATGTTGATGATGTAAGCGCAAAATATGCTTCAAGTTTTGCAGGAGTATACTCTATTTTTTCATTCCTGCCATTATTAATCATCTTATATACAGACGAATACAACTTTGAATTAATGAATAGCACCGTACTCATTTTTAACCCGCCTGGAGTGCCATATAATCTATGAAATAGCTCCCCATTAATGATTAAACTTTTGCAACAATTATCAAAATGAGACTTTTTGTCAAACTGAATGGACACTAAATTTGGCTCAAATTGTAGGCTATACAACTCATCATATTTACTTTTAATACTTTTCTTATTTTCTCTGGTATTATCAAGAGTTTTTAAATACTTTATTTCCTTTCGCACCTGTTCCGCTTTTAAATAGTTATCACCGGTGCCTGTCATATCTTCAATCCATTTAATTAACTGACTATGACCAACGCTGATCACTATTTCAGAATTACAAGCTACATCACTTAATGAAATATTAACATTGTAATTATTCATGTCCAAATAAGTGCTATTCAACTTGTATATATACTTTTGTGGTCTTAATGGTTTCAATACACATCACCGCCAATTCATTTTGTACTACCTATTTTTTCTTCACACGTAAATCCGCATAACTCTTTAGCTCTTTGCTGTACCATATCCCATATTTTACAATTATCAAACTTCGAATTTAAATATTTCTTAAGCTTTTCTGGTTCTAATTTATGTCTAGATGTTTCACTAACGCATGGCGGTCCAGGCATTCCACAATGATTAACACAATGTTCCCAAAAATCAGTTTTGCATTTATAGCGAAAATCTGTAACCCACAAACTATCATAGTGTATAAAATATGAACCTTCGAAGAAATATTAAAAGACGCATGGAGTATTTTGCCATTATAGGTTTCCGCGTTTCCATACTTAAAATCCCATCTATCGGCAAAGCCACCATCAATCATCTCATGCCCTTTACCTGCTGGCACATTGCCATCATACATATCTCTTGTGTAATTTTGGAATGTATTGTATGTTGCGAAGATCTCATCATCACTTAACTTCTTCATTGCTTTCACCGTCCATCTTGGCACCGCACTTTGGACAATAATCACTCGCACGAGCTTCTTCGTCAAAACAATTAGAACAAATATATGTCGGTCGTAAAAACGAATCATCTCCGACAAATTCAACTATACCGCAACCTTCAAGCCATTCCGCATGAATTACTGGTTTAAGTTCGTGATGGCACACATGCATTCCATCATAAAAGTTATTATCAAAAGTGCATTTAAACTTTGGTGGAAGTGAAGTATAACACTGCCCATCATTAAAAGGACAATTTCCACAAGTTCGCTCACCAAAAACATTTAAGATCATAACAATACTCCTCCTCGTCACCACCACATTGCCCAAAAAACTTTACTCAAAACCTTAAAAAGATCATCCTTAGCCGCATCTCTCTTTTCACAATCATAAAAATCATCACTTGTTAAAATAATTCTACAATCTCTAATCATTCTTTTAATGCACTGCATTTGAGTCATGCGACGGCCATCCACATCAAACGTATGCCATTTGGGATCGTCCATCACGATAATTTTACTTACATTGTCTTCAAAATATCTAAGCCGTTCGTAGAGCCACATAATTAGTGTTGTATCCATATTAAACGTGTCACGACTATCGAAATCTGGATAATCCTTTTCCCCATATGGAAATAGGAACCTGCCATTTGGAAAAATTTCACGTAGATATTTATGTTTCATGTATTTAGCATCTCCTTGAACTTTATAATGCATTTATCAAGCTCCACATTAAATTCTTCTTGTGTAATTTCTTCATCAAAAAACATAGGCTTATCATCTTTGATATTAAAATACACAGTGCCACAAGAACATGGTGCAAATTCATCTATATCATCCTGGCAATATCTTTCACATGGAAATTTTGGATCATGCAAAAATACTGCAGGAAACAGGTTTTCTTCATAACGCTCTCCACTAAGCATCAAAAGAGTTCTTGGTGTACCAATAATTTTTACAATGCTACCTAAGTCAGACTTATAGCACTTTCCAACAAATTTACGTGCTAATTCTTTATTTACTTCTCGCTCTTTATTTTTAAGTTCTCGCACAATATTTCTGAGCCTACTAATTTCATCATTAATTTCTTTAAGCGTCATCCTCTTCATCCTCCAAACAATCCTGAAATGCGCATTCCATAGCACGCATAAATTCGTTCTCTAGCCAGTCTAAATAACTATCCTCATCATATGGCATGTTTCTGGACTTTCTAAACTCAATCCATGCCTCAATAATATCATAACAAAAGCAGTCCATTGCGATGTAATTAGTAAAAATATTATTCATAAAAACTTCCTCCATCAGTTAAACTCTAGACTTAGTAATATATCCGCATTTTGTGCAACGCCAACGGTCAATAGATTTGCACGGTCTGTCTTCATTTTTGCGAAAATAGTTCGCTTTTCCAAGGTATTCCCATTCATGTTTACAAAAGCATGAACGAATGTAGTTAATAACCCATCTCATACAACCACCTCTAATCTAATTTGTTAATGCTTAGAATAATAGCCTTTGGAACCTCGCTTGTAACCTTCGAAATAATAAATTTAAGAAGATCTTCGCCTCTTAACTCACTATAAATAAGGCTGTTACCGAAATAAATTCCAAGTTCATTGTATGTCCAAGAAACAAAATACGCATGTGTTTTCTTCATATACATCCATCACCAAAACCATTTAATATCATCAGGGTCTCCAACATACTCTTCAACATAAAATATCATAAGCCATGGGAATTTGTTCTTAAAATATTCTCTTGCTTCTTTTTTACTATTTGCTCGCACCGCATACGGAGTAGTAATTGGTAAGCTCCGATAATCCGCAGTAATCATGAATATTTTCATGTAAAAACTCCTTACTGTTACAGTGTATGTTTTTGCGCAAAAACCGCTAATTTGATTCTACCCTTACAATTTATCATCTCACATAGAAAAACGCGAAATTAGTGTAATTTTCTAGATTATTAATCTATATTTTTAACGCTTACGCTTCTCTCTTGCATCCGCAAGTCTCTTAGCCGCAGCTTCGCGCTGTTCATCAGTCATTTCCCTTGTACGAGGAGGACTAAGCTTAAACCAATTCTTAGGTACGTGTACCACAATATATCCATCATTATTTTCTGGATACATAGTAATTTCAACATCATCTGGATTAGATTCTTTTAGCTTTAGAATCTTATTTACCCATTTTCGTTCGCACGTACAAAAAACGGCATAATCATCAACATCCAAAAAATCAAAGCTTGTTTCCTTAAAGTCTGCCATTAACATCACTCCTACAATTCATTTTGTACTGTCAAATTTGCTCCTAACAAATTCAACGCTACTAGACTTAATGTCTTTGTAATAATAATTACTACCGTTAACTGCAAATTTACCACCAGCAAAATAGATCACTGCTTCATGATAACCACCGCCATAACTGCGCATCTTCACAATATCATGTTCAAAAAGAAGTTTGCCATTTTTGTCTTTAACACCAGTGCTACGACAAACTGTTTCTGCGTCAACCTCAACATATTCAAGAGGTGGCTCGAATCCCCAATCACAAAAACCATCACGGACAATATAGTGCCTAGTTTTAGGGTCATCTGATGAGAAACAAACTTTTACCGTATCATGTTTTACATAATACCCATAAACCCATTCGTCGCTATCAATGCACTTACCCCGAAATAAAATCTCGTTTTCCATATGGTTGAAAGTACCCCCTGTCATAGAATGCGGTTATGATTGTTTATGTCATATGCCGCCATAAGAATCATAATACAGTAAACCCAATTCATTTAAACGGCCTCCATTCATTTTGTATTACCTGTATCTAGTATAGCACCAAATTTTGGAAATGTCAAGATGGTAATTTAATTCCCCCTACAACCCCCTTATATTATTATTTAATATATACTATGTAGTTTATATATAATACACTATATGATTTATATATATTATTTAAATTAAATAAATAAATATAAAATATATAAACACTACGAGTTATATACGTAGTATATAACGAGTAAGAGGATAAATACGTAGTATTTATACGATAACCTAATATAATATAATTTAATATAATAACCCTAATATAATATAGTGTATTTTTTATACTATGCTGAGTGTAATTTTCATACTATGGTATAATGCATTTTTCATACTTTGTTTTAAATGTCTCAACCACGGCATCATTATACGTAATAATACGTTTTTTATGACCATCTACACAACGAATCTCTTTTGTAATAAACTTATGAGCTATAAGTCGGTTAATTGATTTTTGTATAGTAGATTGCGTTGCAAGACATTTTTCTGCCAAATAAACATTTGACGCAAAAAACTGTTTATTAGAATAGGCATATGAATGTATCATACTAATAACTCGTGCATCAATAAGAGCGAATTGCTCTTTCGCAGATTTGGTTGTGTTATATGCTGCCATTGCATCAAGAATTTCCTCATCAAATCTAGAATGTCTATATTCTTTCATTCGTTCACACTTTCCACGATATTACTCATCTGTGATTTAAATATTTCTATAGTATCCTGATTATAAATAATTACTCTGCGTCGCTTACCTCTGATATATTGGATTCTTTTAGAAATAAAATTCAGCCCACAAAGTTTATTAATTGATTTTTGAATAGTGGCTTCCGTTGTAAATGTACGTACAGCAAAATAATTATTTGACATAACACATCTACCACCGGAACACCAATGCTCGTGTACAACGCTTATAATGTGAGCATCAATCAAATTAAACTTTTCTTTTTCTCCGCTCTGTTTGTCAAGTATAACCATAGCATCTACAATGCTGTCATCAAATCTAGAATTCTTATACGGAATCATACGCGGATTCTTCCTCCATTCATTTTGTATTGCGCGAACATTATAACATAAGAGGGTTCGTTTGTCAATATGTGGGAATCTATTTATTTTATTATGATTTTTGAGCAAATTAGCGCGTTTTTAAGGTAGGGATGATAAATTGATTGTGTGTGCCATTGCAAGCGTTTTTGGTTCAAAATTATTATAGATAAATTGTGTGTTGTAAAAATAGCAATACTTTGTTGAGTGTTTTATATAGTTTTTAAAAATTATAGAGGAATGAATAATTATTTTTAGTGTTATTATTTTTGAATGGTGTTCTGATATTTTGTAGAAATGATAGCGGAACGCTAATGCTTTTAATGGGTTTACGATATTTGATTAGTTTTTATATATTTTATAATTATAAATTATTTTTAGATTAAAAATTTAATGGAAATACTAGTAGTTTGTTAGTTATTTATTGATAAAAGCAATATTTGAGAAAAAACATATGAATAATAATAGTAATATATTAATGTTTTTGTATGTATGAAAAAAAATGTATTGTAAATACAATTAAAATATATTATGAAAATTTAAGATATATGGATTATTTTGGAGAAATAAAAGATGTTGAAGTGTATATGGATGATGTAAATTCTAAAGAAACATTAAAAAAGTAAGAGATATTCTT